GGTGACGTTGGCCGTCGAGTTCAAGATGCCCGCAACCGAGAACACCCCCAACTGCGACATCGTCGTGCCCGAGATGCTGCCGATCAGCACAGGGCTGTTGGCCGTGCTGTCGATCTCGCTCAGGTTCCGCCCGGGGTGCGCCACCAGTGAAGCAACACCCCCCGCGACGTCGTAGAACCCGTCGAACTGCCACAGGTTCAGCGGGTCAGCGGTGAAGTCCGACAGGGTCAGGCTCGTGATGCCTGCGCCTACTCCGATGTCGTCGATCGTGAGCACCTGCAAGCCCGAGGCGTGCCCGCTGAAGACGTAGTTGAAGCCGTTCTGCGCGTTGACCCAGATCCCGCGAGAGGGCCCGAAGAGCCTCTCGCTGATCCGCCGGTAGCCGAACATCTTCCGCGGCCGACCGCGCTGGAAGCGCACCCACCGGCCATCGGTGTAGAACTGCCGGTCGAAGACCGTCCCATCCCGCTGGATGCCGGGCTGCGTGTCGAGGGCGAAGACCTTCTGCGTCATCAGAACGTCCCGCCGCTCACGCCCGAGGTGAACGTTCCAGTCCCATCAACAGTCACCCCTGATGCCTCCAGCAACAAACGTTGCACACCCAAAATCGACATACCGATCTCACCAGATCCAGGCCTGTAGATGCCAGTCGTTGGCTCAGAGGAAAAATTCAACGATGGGGACGAAACGTTGCCGTTGGCCAGGGACAGAACTGACGCGCCCGCAGCAATCGTTGAGGCGTTGAAGAGATTGGCCGAGTCGCAAAGCAGAATCACCTGCTGGCCGGCAGGAATGACCGCCGAAGAACTCCCAGGTGCGCCCGTGCTCAAAGTTACGGTATACCCCGACCCCGTGCCGTCGGTCTGGTTCGTGACGTAGTAGACCGCAATCGTCTGCGGCACCGTCACCGTCACGTTGCCCGTCAGCGTTCCCGTGAACTTCTGGATCGGGTTCGCCGCCTCGGAAGCGCTCAGCGTGTACGCCCCGGACACCACCGCCTTCGTGTTCTGGGTGAAGTTGAAGTCGGCGCTCTTGCCGATGCCAACCGTGAAAAACGCAGACCCCGAGCAGCAGATGATCGCCGAGTCGGCCGGCTGCAAGGCAATCGAGGCCGCACCGTTGATCTGGTCACCGCCTGACGGAGACACCGTCAGGGTTCCCGTCCCGCCGTTGCGCAGCAGCATGAACCAGTTGTTGCCCAACGTTCCGGTTGACGGCAACGTCAGCGTTCCAGCGCCGCCTGTCCAGACGTAGGCCTTGGCGCGATCCAGCGAAGATGCGGTGTAGCTCGACGAAAACGTCGAGACCGGGTGCGCCGTGTTCAGCGACGAGCCAATCACAGTCAGGCCAAACCCGACTAGGCTGCTGGCATCCGCCGCCGAAGAGCCAACACCGAAAGCAACTACGCCCCACGTTCCGGCCGTGTTGGCGTTCGTCGTGATGTAGATGTACTTCGCCTCACTGGCGCCGACTACGATGATGACGTTGCCGTTGTAGTCGGCCACCGTGAAAGGCGTCAACCCCACGTTGCGGATCAAAGCGTCTTGGCCCACCGACGCTTGATTGGCCGGCGGCATCCGCAGCACCAGACCAAACGATGTGGCCGTCACGTTCATGATTCGCGCGGCGTAGTTCGCCGTCGCGTTGCCGTTGACCGGCCATTCCAGGGTGGTATTGGCCGACAGCGAGACGCTGCGGTACGAGACGTCCGTCGGGACGATGACGTTCCCGGTAAAGGGGCTGTTGAAGCTCATGCGTCCCTCGCGATGGTTTGCCGGTCACCGATGCGGGCCACATCCTCGACCTTCAGAATCTGCATGACCTGATCGTACTGAGCCTTCCACAAGGGGATGCGCTCGTCGTTCTTCAGGAACGGCATCGCCTGCAACAAGGATCCGTACAGCAGAGCCTGGGGCGCGTACTGGGTGAACCAGTTCGACTGGTTTGACTCGTCCAGCGGCTGCGACCGTTCGTAGTACAGCACCTCGTAGTTGTAGGCCACGTCAGGAGTTGGAGCCACCAGCCAGTGCGTATAGTCGTAGTCGCAGTAGTACTCCGGAGCGCCCTCTTGAGCCGGGTCCGGCCAGTATTCCCGCAGGTACTCGTACTTCCTCAGAAGCACCGGCCGCCGCTCCCCGGCCACCGTCACGTTGATCGAGACCGTCTTCCTCCAGCGGGCCGGCTTGTCAATCACCGCCTGCCCTTGGACCATCGTGCTCGTCGCAACAGTCAGGTTGCCCAGGAACTTCAACTCCGACGCGATCACCTGCTCGGCCAGCATGATGAAGGTCGGGATCTTGTTCAGCGTCGACGCGTCGGTGCGCTCCAGATAACTCCGGATGTCCTCCACCAGACTGTCGTAGGTCATCACAACCGCAGGCATCACCACACCTTCTTCTTGATCGATTCGGGTTGCGGGACATACTGTTGCCCGCGCTTCGTTCCCTCACGCTTGGATCGGGTCGTGGCCGCGTATTCCGAAGGAGTCAACTTCTCACGCGCCGCCTTGGGCAGATACCGCTCACCCGTCGCCTTCGGGCCTTGCGTAGAGGGTTTGCCGGACTTCGTGCCCCACTCCTCTTTCGTCCACCGCGACAGCGAATTATCGGGATCCTTCGGCCCCTTGTAACCCCCGCCCGATTTCTGATACCGCTGCGTGGCCAGTTGCGCCTTGCGAGCCGACCATTGGCCTGGAGACCCACCCTTGTCCGACGCCTTCACGGCCGACACGATGCGCTTCCACTTGGCCGGATCCGTCTTCGTCGCGCTCACTTCAGCACCCCGTAGGCCTTCTCACAAGCCGCCCCCGCAGCCCCGCGGGCATCCGCTATTGCAGCCAACTCTCCAGCCGTCTGCGCAAGCCGTCCGAGCAAGTCGGCAAGCACAACTCCGGGGTTTTCGGCTGCCGCGCCTCCGAAGGTAGAGCCGGGATTTCCGGCGGCTTCGTCACGATAGGGGGTGCATTGGGAGGCAAGGGCTTCGGCACGCTTTCGCAAGACGTCAGCAGCACCGCGAGCACGGGCAGCATCAGCCGCAGCCGCACGAACCTGTTCCTGGGCATTGCTCGTCACCTCCCGTTGCTTGTCGCGCCACTGCGCCTCCACTTGCCGCGCCCGCTCCGACTCCACCAGCGCCGCCTCGGTCAACCGCTGCCGCTCAGTCGCCCAGGCCGCCCGCTCTTCAGCCAGCACCCGCTGAGCCTCAGAAACGGCCCCCAAGGCGTTCTGGCGGTCGAGGTAGAGGTACAGGGTCACCGCCGCCAGAAAAACGGCTACAGCGCCCGCTATGGCCGTTCCCAGGCGGTCGATCATGACTTGCCCTCGCACTTGGCCCGCTCGTCAGCCCGGCGCTTCACCAGACCGCTGCACCGATTGGCGGGATCTCGACAGTCACGGCCCTGGAAGTACGTCCAGCGGCTGAACTCGGCACAGGCGCCGGCATAGTCACCAGCGTTGAGTTTGCGCACCAGGGTCGACCGACACGCCGCGCCAGTACCCACGTTGTAGGCCCAGGCCACCACCGCGTCGTACTCATGCTGCGCCACAGGCGCCGTGATGCATCGGCGAAGCTCACCCTCAAACCGCTGCACGTCGCGCAGCGCCGCCTCCAGCGCCCTTGCCGGGGTAGTGGTGTCGCCCATCTGCACCGGACTGCCGTCCGGCCGTGTCGTGGTGCCAAAGCCCACCGTCGGAACGTCTGTCGGCAAAGGCCTGACAGCCCGGTCGGTGTACCCCTCGTGCAAGGCAATGCTCACCAGCCCCGCACCAGACAGCACCAGCCCGGCGACGGCCTTGCGGTTCACTCGTCACCCTTCCCGAAATGCAGCCGCCCCCAGCGATACAGCAAGAAGCCGATCTGCAAGACGATGTAGACCAGGGTCGCCCACAAGATCAGGTCGTTGACTTGCACCCCGGCCACCGTTGCACCAGCCACCGTCACAGGCGGCGTGGCCTTGGCAACTTCAGAGGCGATGTCGGACTTCTGCTCCACGCTTAGGGTCATGTTCCTTCCGCCTCCTGGGCGTCCACTTCCAGAGGGTTGTTCCTATACCCGTGCCGCAGCGTGTACCACGCATAGAGCACGTACCACTTCAGCACGCCCATCTCTTGGGCCTGCTCCAAGTGTCGGCGCTCATGCCGCACCAGACGTTCGTTGTTCAGGTCTTCCACCCACGCCCCCAAAGGAGGCAGGGCCAAGCCAGCCCACCGGGTGCGCCGAAGCCACCACAGCAGAAGACCTCGTGCCGGCTTGACGTCCATGTCAGTCCGTCAGACCAGCAGGAACAGGATCTTGCTTGATCTGCGCCTCGGCCTGGGACTTGATGCGGGCCCACAGGTCCACAGACACCTCCAGCGGCAGCTTACCCAAGCCGGCCATGATCAGGTTCACGTCGTTGACAGACAGGTCACTCAGGGAAATCTTCATCTCGTTCATGTCATCTCTCCATCCGCTGAAATGGGGCAGCGGCTTCCCCTTACGCCCACGGCAGCGGCGGCTGGATCTCGGTGGGGCTGATCTGGTTCTCGATCTGACCAGCAACAGCGGCTTCAGTGGCGTCCTTGTTGACGCCAGAAGACCACACCCAGCCCAGCACTTGATCTTGCGTCAGATCGGCATAGGGGGTGAAGGTGTCGCTTTCTTGCGTGAAAGAGCGGGTCGAGTACACCGTGCCAGTGTATTGGCCGTCAGTGCCAGTGCAGCGCCAGCCACACGAAATGACGTACTCAGGAGGAGTTGCCGTCGTGGGAGTGGTCTTCATCCACTCAATGGTCCAGGTGATGTTCATGGTGAGTTCCTTTCAAAGCTAGATTCACGGCCCAGCGTCACGCCACTGACCGCCAGAGTAGAAATACAGCTTGTTGTTCGTGGTATTGACCACGATAGGTGCGGTGCCAGTCTGCGTTGTCGGCGTGCCCGTAGGCGTGCCTGCACAGGTTGGGACGTAGAGGAAGCCGTCAGTTGCGGTGGTGGCGAGGGCTGCGGTGCCAACTACCATGCCGCCAGCGGCGGGGATGCGGGCGCGTTCTGTAGGGCTGCCATTGGCGGTATTGGTGAGCCATGTAATTCTTGTGGGTGGGTTTTGCCCAGAAGTAAATGTTCCATCAACTGAAACAATTTGACTGTCCAGATATGTATATGCGCTTCCTTGGAAAGGAGCCACACGCAACTGAAACACGCCATCATTGATTTGGACAGCCGTTGGAGATGC